CTGTGGGTAGGGGAGCAAAATTATTCCATCCCTACCGCGTACTGTCTAATGACAGTGGGCTCCAGCTAATTTAAAAATGTGACACCATAAAATGGGAAATCCAAACCCTGCTCACCGAGAAACCGGTAAACAAGGCTTTTAAAACCATTCTATTAGTGCCACACAATGTACGGCTGTTACCAGTTCTCTCGAAGAACCCCCCTAGGTCACATAGGAGTTTAAGAAAGTTTCCTTCCCATTTTATTTATAGTATACGTGCGACGACGCTAGCGCTCTTACCGAAATGAGGCCGGTACTACACACCACTTAGGTGGTGCGAGTAGAATCGTGCTATCGTTTAGTACACTCTCAAGTTGCATTCTAACCATTGCTAAGAGGGCTATCGGCAGCAATTCCGGATTTGACAGGGTTTACTCCCAACAAATAATTTCTAAGTTAAAGGTGGATGATCCTCATAGTACATAGGCGGACAACCTGTCCAAAAATACGTAGAGAAATCTTCACCTATGGCATAATGAATGTCAAAGAAAGACTGTTCATCTCCCAAAACTTGAAATTTATAATGTACGTTCGACATCTCATGGAAGTCGGACATACGTGGTCCAGTGTGGTTTTCGATTTTGCCAGGTACAAATCTTAAGCTAGAATAATAAGGAACCTCTAACTCTGCCACTGGGTTGACTTCACTTATGGTAAACATTTGCCCATTCGCACCAAAGGTTTTTGGTTCACCTATTAAAGTAGTTATGCAGTCTTGTCCCGCTTCGCTATTGGTCGTATACGTATTGTATGCCGTATTAGTAAGAATATATTGAAGCGTAGAAAGATCATCTACAAGGTCACGCTCTGCAAAAATCCTAAGCCAACTGCGCCTTCCACCTGGGATGATCTTGGTTCGTATGGATCCCCTCCAACTAGAAAAACAGTTTACTATCCAATGAAGAAGCATAGTATTACAGTAGTTATAAGGGTTCCCTGCTTGAGTAACACCCACAGCATCTGCAACTTTACCTCGTAGATATGGAAAATAACACGTCTTGAGGTCAATATTCCTTTCTCCATATATTATTGGTGCAATGGCTGTATGCAGGTTATACCTCTTCAAAACTTGCCTAAATGACTTAACACTCTCACCTGTAAAAACTGCACTTACATGTTCTAAAGAGTCAACAGTCGGACCAATAGATTCACCAGTTTCATGCTCAGGCTTATCTTGCTCAGAAGCAAATGAATCAGGTGTTATCTCTGGTCCACTCTGTGGAGTCATTTCCAAATCAGTCTCCAATCCCATCTGCGGTTTATACACAAAATAAGAGAAGTCATGCGTTGGAACAAACACTTCAAAATCATCACCAGCAGAAACAAAGACATTAACACTAATATCATTATTAACTGTGCTATTAGGAGTAGTCAGTTCATTAAGTACAGAAACTGCAACAACTCCATTTCCTTGCTCTTTACTAAGGTATCTTGTTGTTGAATATAATTGGGACACAGAATCAACAGCAGGCATATGGTGGTCGACTAAAGTTCGAGTCTGACCATTTGAGACAGATATAGTGAAATCTGTTTCAGAAGCCAAATCAACAACTCGAGTATACATGGTGTTAAACTCCTCGCTGCCAACCCAGTTAGGGTCATAAGACACTTTTAATCTACCTTTGTGATAAGCAGATGACATTATCTGAAAACGAAACTTCATGGTCCCAGTCCAATACTTAAATGGCAAGGCGGCAACACAACATGCAGGAAAATGGTACTTCCTAACTCCGTCGTATGCAAAAGTACAAGGATCAACACGTCCATTCCACAATAAGGTACCTGGTGCGGTACCTATGGGCCAACTAAATGAAGTCAAATAAGATTCCGTAGTGGCAATCTTCTTTATGGACATAGTATCTTCTCCTCCAAGACCAGCTATACGCGGGTCTATGGTAAGCTCCTGTTTGTCATCTAAAGTCAACTTCTGGACAGTATCTGGAACAGTTGTCAATGATAAGCTAGACGTTGCTACAGGTTTGACAGGACAATTATCTCGGGTCTGTGTGGGTCTACTATAGCCAAATGCTTTTGCAACCCCAGCAACCGTGGATGCAGCATGTGCTGTAGCCATAGCAAATGGTGCAATCTCTGGTACAACAGAAAGTGCCTTAGACACATTCGCAACAGCAGTAGCAGGGCCAGATATGACCCCCTTTTGATTGGCTTCATCAACCTCACTCTCCAAACCCATTTGTGCAGTCATCGTATCTGGATCTACGGATGTCAGCACATTTAGTGACATCTCTTCTGCCCAAGCAAACACAGATATGGTAGCAACACCTGTTGCACCATTGGCGTGTTTAAGAAGGGCAAGAGACCTCATAGTAATTCTTCCTAATTTATCCCAATCTGATGTTGGGATGTGTACATTATTCTCTGGCCACACGAATGGAAGAATCATTTCACCACCAGTTGATGTAGTGGGATTTAAGAAAATGTGTGGCATTTGGGATTCCTGAACCGCGTCCTGTGGTATGAGCGAAGAGGACTCAGTTAGGGCATCCCATTGATGAAACGGCAGATATGAAACAAGAACTCTTGAATACATAAAACCATTCGCATTAATTACGAACTTCAAATGCAATTTGCATCGCAACATATTAAAGTTCGCTATACGATTGGAAACACGTGGATTTTCAAGATATTCTGACCATGGATTGAATTGCTCAAATACATCCGAACCAATAGACCATTCAAACTCCTTGATCTTGATCGGACGTGCAAAGAAATCAGCTAAGTCAGCATCATGTGTGTCTTGTTGTGATCTAGTAGGGTCCATAACTGATACAACTTCTGTTTTAAACGCACTAATTTGATCAGTAAAGACAACATTCTGTTCCTTATGCTTGTTGGGCCCTAGAGAATATTCAGAGCCTGATTGCGGTTTCATGGGTGGCAACTTAAATTTACATAAGCAGTCGCCTTGTTTACATTTACATAGTTTACACTGTTTATACACTAATTTTACATTATTACATATATTATACATTTCATTATTATTATTATTACAACTAGTAAAGCTCTATGTACAGTACCGTGCGCGCTTTAATGCACGGTCTGGTTTGCAAATTTTACTCCTACAAACGGCCTAATCATAGAAGAGATTGCCTACTCTTCCACAACGGTAACCACATCGGCAGGGACATCTTCAACTTCCTCACCGTCCCCATGTGTCATACGGGGATGACCGTTTAACGCCATATCGGAGGGCGGATCCAAAGAGCTGGGATCGTACTTCTGCCTCCACATAATGACGCGGTTATCGAATGAAACATCCAATTCCGAACAAAATCCGTCCAGATTCGCACGCTTCGCAATCCTGTTGAGTAAAGTTCGCTGTTGCTCATACACCTCTCTACCGTGATTGAAAAACTCTCTCGCAGCAGTATCAAGGTTCAAAGCACACGCCTCTTCCTCAGAATTTTCACACGATTTACCACGCAGGTACATGTGAAGCGATTTGTAGATAGAGTCGATCTGTAGTGCACCGACATGGCAATCTATCTCAGGGATGTACACAGTTTTCCTCTTCAAGAACTCAAAGTCGTCCGGCTCCAAAAAGTCAGACAACTCAGACGTCTTGTTTGGCATTGTGTACGTTTGGCCATAATTGGCCAGAAATTCAGAGACTATCTTAATGGAGAAGTCACAATCATCTGATACAGATCCTAAATTATCATCTCCATAAGTTGATAAAGCAACATGATCCCTAAATTTCATAGTGCGTGGGTTATTGGCAAAGAAGGCGGCACGCAAGTTCAGTGCGCCACAAATGCCATTAATGATGACTGTCAACGAGTTTCCACTTATATGTGTACCGCTTGTTAAACTAATGAGGTCACCATTCACTGCTATATACGCATAAGCTACATCTGCTACCATAGCTTCCATTATACGCAAATCTTCAGTGCTATACCCACACTCACCTGCAATTGTGATTAAGATCCGAAAGGATGTTATCACCAACTGAACAGGGAGCTTTTGGTCGTACTTCTTATAGTCTCCTCCTATCAACCTATTAAACTTGGTCAAATGCCGATACAATTGGTCCCACTCTTGCGAGTGACAATTTATACCAACAGCACATTCAGACACAAGTGGATTCATTTGGAGGAATCTAATAAGTGGTAAGTAGTACTT